GGGTTTGATAGTTTTCTTGGGCTTCCAGAAGACTGGCGACCAAATTTTGAAAAAGGACTTTTTGCTACAAATAAAATTCCAAAAATAGATAAGGCAACAATCATAGTTGGATTATTTCAAGAAACACTGTTAGATTTTTTAAATGAGGAGTTAAATATATCTTTTGTTCATTTTGATGCAGACCTGTATTCATCTACAAAATATGTTTTAGACTCTATAGAGCCTTACCTAGGAGAGACTTGTGTTTTTTTGTTTGATGAATTTTTTAATTATGAAACATGGCAGGATCATGAGTTTAAAGCTTTTTCAGAATTTTTAGATACGTACTCCTGGGAATATGAGCCTATAGCATACTCTAGCAATAATAATCAGATCCATAATGAGCAAGTTGCGTTTAAAGTAACAAGAAAGAGTTAATATGAAATATGATTTTTTAATTATTGGAGCAGGCTTTTATGGTTCTGTATGTGCTAGAGAACTTACAGATAAAGGATATAAATGCTTAGTTGTAGAAAAAAGAGATCATATTGGTGGCAATTGTTATACAGAAGAAATTGAAGGAATACATGTAAGTAAATATGGAGCTCATATTTTTCATACCTCTAATAAAAAAGTCTGGGAATACATTAATAGATTCACAACATTTAATAACTATAGGCATCATGTAATTGCTAAATATCAGGATGAACTATATTCTTTACCTTTTAATATGTGGACTTTTAACAAACTCTGGGGCGTTAATACTCCAAAAGAAGCAAAAGATATTATTGATTCTCAAAAATTTATTGGAGAGCCTCAAAACCTTGAAGAGCAAGCAATTGCAAATATAGGAGAAGAAATTTATGAAAAATTAATCAAGGGATATACAAAAAAACAATGGTTAAAAGACCCTAAAGATTTACCTTCTAGTATTATTAAACGACTTCCAGTAAGATACACATATGACAATAATTACTTTTTTGATGATTATCAAGGAATGCCAACTGAGGGTTTTACAAAAATATTTGAAAAGATGCTTGATGGAATAGACATAAAACTTAATACAGATTTTTTTGAGAATAAAGAATCTTTAAAAAGCCTTGCACAAAATATTATATTTACAGGGCAGATAGATAAATTTTATGATTACAAGTTTGGCGACTTGGAATATCGTCCATTAGAATTTGAGCATGAGACTTTAGACATAGATAACTATCAAGGTCATTCTGTTGTTAACTATACAGAAGAAAGTGTGCCATACACAAGAATTATAGAACATAAACATTTTTATAAAAATAATTCTAATAAAACAATTATAACAAAAGAATACCCCGTTGAATGGAATAAAGGAGATGAACCTTATTATCCAATTAATGATAAACAAAATCAAGATCTTTACAATAAATACTTAGAACTTTCAAAACTTGAGACAAATGTTTATTTTGGTGGAAGACTTGCCGAATACAAATATTACGATATGCACCAAGTAATAGAAAGTGCATTAAATTTTACGGAAAGTTTTGATACTAAGAATGAATAAAAACTTAATTATATCTGCAGTTGGAGATAATTCATTACATGAAAAATGGGTTGGGTCTGACAGTGTTGATTTATTTTTAATATATTATGGAAACAATGAAACAAATTTAAAAAAATATAAATCACAATCAACTTATTTTCTTAACATTAAAACAAAATCAAAATATGAATTTCTAAAAGAAATAATAACAGACAATTTTGAAAAAATACAGCAGTATGGATACATTTGGCTACCCGACGATGATTTAGACATTGATATAAAAGATATAGAAGAGATGTTTTTAATAATGGAAAAATATGATTTATGGATAGCACAGCCATCAGTTGTAAATAATGTAAATCTTCCAATTACTGCAAATAAACCAGATTCAGATATAAGGTTTACTAATTTTGTTGAAGTCATGGCGCCATCATTTAAAAAAGAAGTTATGTTATATTTGTCTCATACTTTTGGAGCAACAGAGTCTATGTGGGGGATGGAACACGTATGGAACGCTTTGTTAGGGGCACCAAAAAATAAAATAGCTGTAATAGATAAACTTATTATGAAACACACAAAGACTACTGGATCAGACTACTCTAGATTTAAAACTAGCCCATATGTTGAAAGAAAAGAATTGTGGGACAAATATATGCCAATGTTAATAAAAACAAATTCTTTGAAGTGGTATAATAAAGTTGAGTCTTTTAAAAATCTAGATAACATAAAGGGGGTAATCTAATTGGCTAGAATTAGTATAGCAACTCCTATGTATGGTGGTGTCTGCCATGGTATTTTTATGAAAAGTATGATGGAGTTAATAAATTTGCTTAGGTCCCGCGGACATGAGGTTTTATACCATGACCTATATAATGAATCATTAATTACACGAGCAAGAAATACTTTGACTGAAATATTTTTAAGAACTAACTCTGAATATCTTATTTTTATTGATGCCGACGAAGGTTTTGATCCAAAAGGCGTGTGTAAAATGGTGGAAGAAGAAGTTGACATTATTGGTGCTGCAGTTCCCATGAAAGGTATTAATTGGGAAAAAGTTGCACAAGCAGCGGTAGATGGAAAAACAAACTTAGCAAAACATTCCTCAATATATAATGTAAACATAAGTAAAGAACAAAAACAAATTCTTGCAAAAAATCCAAATAACAAAGTAGAGGTTGTTTATGTTGGAACTGGACTTGTTGCAATTAAAAGAAAAGTTTTTGATTTTTTAAAACCACATGTTGGTCAATATAGAGTTGATCAATCTGGAATGGGATCCATTCAAAAAGGAGATCCAGTTTACGATTTTTGGAACACTGGAATTAACCCAGAGTCTGAAAGACTATTATCTGAAGATTATCAGTTTTGTCAGTTATGGAAGAATTTTGGCGGCACAATCTATTTAGCCCCTTATGTAAAAGTAACCCACGCTGGGACATATTGGTTTGAATAATAAATTAGAGTCCTTTGGACCAATATACGTAATCAACCTTAAAGATCGTAAAGATCGTAAAGATTTTATGCTAAAACAATTTAAAAGTCACGGCATAAAAGATTTTACATTTATTGATGCAATTGATGGTAACACCCATAACATGGAATCAGATGTAATTAAGTTTGATGCATTAACATTAACAAAGCCAGAACTCGGTGCAGCCATGTCCCACCTGACAGCAATAAAAACTTGGCTTGAAACTTCTGATTCTGACTATGCAATAATTATGGAAGATGATGTAAGTTTTGAAACTGTTCAATATTGGGACTTTAATTGGTCTGAGTTTTTAAAAAATATAAATAAAAAATACGATATATTACAAATGTGTATAATACATAACATAAATATAAACACAAATACTCATTTAAAAGAAATTAATGATTGGTCTGCAGGTGCATATTTAATCAAAAGAGAGTATGCTGAAAAATTAATTAAGAAACACTATCCAGATGATAAGTTTAATTTTTATTTAGATAAAAAATCTGTCGCAGACTTTCTTATTTATTATACAGCAAAAACATACTCTACGCCATTATTTGTTACTAACCTAAAATTAAACTCATCAATAAATCAAGACCACATTTTACAAAGCCACACAAGATCTTATAATCAAATAACAGAGTTTTGGAAATCTAAAAACTCAGAGGTACAAGAAAAAACAACAGATTGTGGATACATCTCTTACCATAAAAACGATCTAGACTTTACTAAGTTTTTATCTATTAATAAAATATATGAACAAGATCTAATTGAAAACCACCTATCAGACATTATAAAAAATTCTTCAACTATTTTAGATATTGGAGCCCACGCTGGCTCGCACACCGTTGTTTATAAGAGTATTAACTCAAATGTAAAAATTCACTGTTTTGAACCCCAGGAAAAATTATTTGAATTGCTTAGTAAAAACGTGTTAGCAAACAATTTATCGGATATCACTCTTTATGGTAATTCTTTTGGGGAATCGGAACAAGAAATAGCCATAGATAGTCTAAACCTAGAGTCCTGCGATTATATCAAAATTGACCTAGAAGGTAAAGAACACCTAGTAATTAAAGGTGCAAAAGAAACTATTGAAAAGTTTAAGCCATCTATTATGTTTAAGCACAACTCACAAAAACCTCCTGTTGAAACATTAAAAATATTTGATGCGACCAAGATTTCAGACATTTTTAAAGACTTAGAAGATTTTGGATACACAATATCATGTATAGATGGCAATGGAAATCATTTGGCAATACCTAAGACAGAAAAGACTGATTAAAAAGTTATCTTTAGGGTATGCCAATCAGTACTAATATAAACGTATGATATAATACAACTATGGCGAAAATATCACTTTCAAGCGTAAAGGCCTTATTCCAAACGGGAGATCGTCCTTCACAGGCAAATTATGAAGACTTAATTGATACCCTTTCTGCACAAAGTACAGATCTTGGTACAGCAGGCAATAATGAAAGTACAATTGATGGAATTGAAAGTGCAACCGTTATAAATAATTATAATGCTACTGAATGGCGCTTAGTAAAGTACTTAATTTCAATATCAAAGACTTCTGGTGGCGATAATAAATATTACGCTACAGAATTAAACATATTAAATGACGGTACAGACGTATCAGTTAGTGAATATGGAATAATAGACAACGATGGGAATATTGGCACCATTAGCGTCTCCAGAGCTGGAAATACAGTTGCTATAACTGTTACACCAGCACCAGGAATAACACCTATAACCGTACGTTATGCACGTATTGGTTTGAAGGCATAACTAAGGAGATAAAAAATGGCAACAGTAAATAAAAACTTCAGAATTAAGAATGGACTTGTAGTTGAAGGTTCAACAGCTACCGTTAATGGCTACGACATTCTTACTAAAGTACAGGCAGACCAAGATTACATCATTAGTCTTATTGGTGGATCAGCAACACCAGAAGCAAACGCAAATGCAGTAGTTCTTCGTGATACAAATGCAAGTTTTGCTGCTAACGTAATTACAGCAGACTTAATTGGTGATGTAACTGGTCAAGTATCAGATATTTCAAACCACGATACAGATGATCTAGCTGAAGGAACTACAAATCTCTATTTCTCAAATGCTCGTGCAACTGACGCAGTTGTAGCAGGTCTTGATACAGATGATTTGACTGAAGGAAGCACAAATCTTTACTTCTCAAATGTTCGTGCACAGGATGCAACCGCAGGATCATATGATGTACTTGGTGCAGCAGGAGATGTAGCAGCAGACCTTTCAACACACGAAGGCCTTACTTCAAATATTCACGGAGTAACTGGTAACGTAGTTGGAACATCAGATACACAAACACTTTCAAACAAATCATTTAGCGATGCAATTACCTTCACTGGTGCAGGCGACTTTGAAATTAATGGTGATGGTAACGTTGTTATTACACCAGGTGCAGGTGAATACATTTTCTGGGGATCAGATATACTTGCAACTCAAGCATATGCTAGTGAATACACAGATAACTCTGTGGCAGCACTTGTTGATTCAGCACCTGAACTTCTTAATACTCTTGCTGAATTAGCTAATGCAATTGCAGAAAATCCAAACTATGCAACTGATATGGCAAATAGCCTTTCACAGAAGCAAAATACATTAACTGTAGGTCAAGGTATTGATATTACTGCAGACACCATTGCAGCAACACTTGGTTCAGGTCTTGCATTTGATGGCTCTGATGATATTTCTGTTGATCGCACTACAGTAGACGGTTGGTATGATGCTAATGGTTCTGCTGCAACTGCACAAACAAATGCACAAAATTATGCAGATGGACTTGCTAATAACTATGAGGCAGCAAACTCAATTGCAACAGCACTTGCAGGTCTTGATACAGATGATATTGCCGAAGGTACAAATCTTTACTTCTCAAATGTTCGTGCAACTGACGCAGTTGTAGCAGGTCTTGATACAGATGATCTATCTGAAGGAAGCACTAACCTTTACTTCTCAAATGCTCGTGCAACCGATGCGGTTGTAGCAGGTCTTGACACAGATGACTTAACAGAAGGAAGCACAAATCTTTACTTCTCAAATGTTCGTGCAACTAGTGCAATTCAAGATGAAGTTATTTACCCAGCAAGTGTTACAACAGTCTCTATTTTACTTAATGGTGTCCGTCAAGAAGAAGCAAACTTTACAGTATTTGGAACTGCTTCAACTGCAAATGTTCATTCCTTTAGTAACTATGATTCAGCAAAATATATTGTTACTGTAGCTGGACCTGTTTCTGGAACTAAACATTCACAAATTACAGAAATTCTTCTTACAACAGATGGAAACAATAATATTGCAATTACTGAATATGGAACAATTTGCACACATGCAAACAATCTTGCTTCATTCTCTGCAGACTATGTTGATAATACTTATCAACTAATTGCAACAGCAGCAGTAGCATGTGAAGTTGTTACAGTAGCAACACTACTTAATAGTTCAAACTACTAATAAAGGAGAAACCAAGTGGCAACGACTGATAAAGATTTTAAAGTAAAAAATGGGTTAATCGTTGCCCTTGGTGGATCTTTTGGCGGTACTGTAACAGTAGATACACCTACTGAAAATACACATGCCGCTACAAAGCTATATGTAGACACTAAAGCTCCAATCGTACCAACAGAGTCAACAGAGCCAGTAAGTCCAGTAGATGGTCAATTATGGTTTGACACTGTAACACAACATTTATCTATTTATTCAACAGATGCTGCTGAATGGATTATGATTGCTACTTTCTCCGATACCGCCGATCTTAGACAACACATTCACGATACTGCAATTGACGGAACTGGACTTATTGTTTCAGTATTCCAAGATGCAGGCTTCTATGATTCAATTTTTACATCAGCTGAAATTGCAGGATTCTATGATTCAGAGTACTGGACAAACAGCTATGATGGCGGAAGTCCATTAGATAATTTCAACTAATTATCTGATATAATATTAACATACACCACAGGAGGCTATAAATGGCAACAAGAATGCAACAGCGCAGAGGTACTGCGGCTCAATGGATTTCAACAAATTCAGGAAATGGCCCCATTCTTGAACCTGGCGAAATTGGATATGAGACCGATACAAACAAGTTTAAAATTGGTGATGGCACAAATCACTGGCTAACCCTTGATTACTTTATTGATGCTAATTCAACAGTAAACCCTGCCTTTGGCTCAAGTATTACATTTGAGGGTGCAACGGCAGATGGATTTGAAACAACACTTCAAATAACAGATCCTACAGCAGATCGTACAATTACTATTCCAAATGTTACAGGAACTGTTATTACAACAGGAAACCTTTCAGACATTACAGACATTGGTATATTTACTTCAACAATCGTAATGGAAGGTTCAACAGCAGATGCTCACGAACTTACCCTTTCAGCAGGAGAACCCACAGCAGATCGTACTATAACATTTCCTGATGAAACAGGAACAGTAGCAACACAAGAATATGTAGATTCAGAAATTGGTGGAGCAGAAGTAGATCAGTCTACACTTGCAGGTAATGGAATTAGCTGGAATGCTGGAACAAGTAAATTTGATGTAGATACTACAACAATTCAGGCTCGTGTTACAGATGTTACAGATACAGAAATCGGATACCTTAATGGTGTTACTTCAGCAATACAAACTCAATTAGATGCCAAATCAACTGAAAGCAAAACAGAAACTTTAACAAACAAAACTTTGACAAGTCCAGTAGTTTCAGGACTTACGCTTTCAGATGGTTCAATCGTTCTTGAAGGTACAACAGCAAATGAATTTGAGACAACACTTACAGTTGCAGATCCAACTGGTGACCGTACAGTAACTTTCCCAGATGCTACAGGTACTGTTGCTCTTACAAACAATAAGTTGGATGCTTTTGCAGCAACTTCTTCATCAGAACTTCAATCAGTAATCTCTGATCACAATGGTAGTGGAACACTTGTTTTTGCTGATACCCCAACACTTGTAACACCAAACATTGGTGCTGCAACTGGTACATCCCTTACACTTTCAGGGGACCTAACAATTAATGGCACAACCACAACAATTAACTCTACTACTCTTGCAGTGGATGATAAGAATATTATCCTTGGTGATGTTGATACCCCAACTGATACAACTGCCGACGGTGGTGGCCTCACACTCAAGGGGGCAACTGATAAAACTTTTAACTGGGTAGACGCTACAGATGCTTGGACTTCATCAGAGCATATTAATCTTGCTTCAGGTAAGACATTAAAATATAACGGAACTGATTTAGTTGCTTCACAAACTAGCAACTCAGGTAAGTACCTTACTACAGATGGAACTTCAACTTCTTGGGGTACAGTATCAGGATATTCAGCACCAACACTTGGATCAACATCAATTGCTTCAGGAGCTACCGTCACAACAATTGCGGGACTAACATTATCAGGTGCAACACTTTCAGGAACATCCACAATTAGCGGAACTGGTGATTTCTTAGTAAGTGGAGACACAAACGTTAGAATTGTTCCAGCTGGAGGCAGTAACGCATATGTTGGAACTTTGTCTGCAGATAATATAATTACAACTGCTGGAAATACACAGACTCTTACAAATAAAACTTTAACTAGCCCAACAATGACTGCTCCTACACTTGGAGTAGCATCTGCAACAAAAATTACATCACCAATACATGCATCACTTGATGCAAGTGGATATGAACAAGATATTTCTCTTATGAATATAATGAGTGCCTGGTAATGCAACATGCCAAGTACTTATAGTGGTCAAGGATCTTTCTCAGGTGTCGGTAGTTTAAAAAATAAAGCAGTTTATACTATTGGTCAAACTGGTCCTGCAGGAGGAAAGATTTTTTATGACGCTGGAAGCACACTATCTTGGGGTCAGTATTTAGAATGTGCTCCAGCTCCTGCTGGTGCTTCAAATTTTAGTGATACAACAGGAACATGGTCAGGTAACACTAATACTTTAGTTGGAACATCTTCAGCAATTGGCACAGGATATACAAATACTTTAGCCATAGTTGCACAAAACAATACAGCAAGTAAAGCAGGAACATATTGTGACGCATATGAGGTTAATGGATTTACTGATTGGTTCTTACCATCAAGAGATGAATTAACTCCATTTATTGCTAATAGGGCTTCGTATTCACCAGTGGCTGGTAATGCATACTATTGGTCCTCAACTGAGAGCAGTGCAACAAATGCTTATGGTCGCTATAGCAGCGGCGAAGCTTCTACTGCAAAAAGTGGAACCTGGTATATTAGACCAATTCGTTACGTAGAATAAGGGAGAAATATAATGCAAGGATTTTATAAAAATGACAACGGCTTTCTAATTTGGTCAGCCGATAGAGTTATCAATGATAACTTTGAATTATGGATAGATCAAAAGGATACCTACTCTTATCCCGTTGAAGGATGGATTTGGGCGGAATCAGAATTAATTGCAAGACAAACCTTAGAGTGCTATGGAGTTCAGCAATTCCCATCTTGGACATTAAATTTAGAAACTGCATCATATGAACCACCTACTTCATATCCAACAGATGGTAAAATGTATATGTGGGTAGAAGAAGATCTTAATTGGCAAGAACTAGTAGAATAATATGCCAAATACGTTCAGCGGAGTCGGATCTTTTTCAGGTGCAGGATCTTTATCTGCCCCTATTGTTTATTCTATAGGCGATACTGGTCCTGGCGGAGGTAAAATATTCTATGATGCTGGAAGCACTTTATCCTGGGGAAGATATATGGAAGCAGCAAATTCTTCTACTTCCCCAGCATTTAATCTTACACAACAACTCAATTGGTCTGGAAATGGAAATACTCTTGTAGGCACTTCCACCGCTATCGGTGCAGGATTGACCAACTCAATTGCGATAGTGGCGCAGAACAGTACCGCCAATAAAGCCGCAACTAGATGCCGCTCCTATACTGGTGGCGGTAAAACGGATTGGTTCTTACCTTCAAGATTAGAACTTGCTCAACTTTACTTACAAAAAACAGTTGTCGGTGGTTTTCCAACAAGCGGAACCGCTGCTCAAACCTATTATTGGGCATCTAGTGAGCAATTTACGTCAGATGCTCATATACAAAGTATGGTAGATGGCACTCAGGACTACTCTGATAAAGGAACTGGTGCTTTCCCAGTTCGCGCAATTCGTTATGTATAAATAGTTAGTAGCACTTTAATTTACAAAAAGTACTAACTCTAAAGTAAAGATTTACACGCTCTTAGTGAGCGTGTTTTTCTTTTTAAACTGTGTTATACTTAGGTACTACTTCAGAAAACATGAAGTACTCGTCTAATTTTACTTTGAAAGGTATATAAATGTCAGAAAGCGTATTCTCTTTTCGTCTATCAGAAGAATTTGTAAATAAATATCAAACCATCCCAGCGCCATTTGGATTCTCAGATGCAGGATCTAACTCTCTGGGAGAGGTAACATTTATTCGTACATATTCTCGTGTTAAAGAAGACGGGACAAAAGAACGCTGGCATGAAGTATGTCGTCGTGTAATTGAGGGTATGTATTCAGTTCAAAAAAACCATGCTAAAGATAATCGCCTACCTTGGAATGATAACAAGGCACAGAAGTCTGCCCAAGAAGCCTTTCAAAGAATGTTTGAATTAAAGTGGACTCCTCCAGGCCGTGGTCTCTGGGCATTTGGAACTCCTATGACTATGGAGAAGCGTAACTCAGCATCCCTTCAAAATTGTGCAATGGTCTCTACTCGTGACATTGATCGTAATGATCCAGGTGCTCTTTTTGCTTGGGTAATGGATGCATTAATGTTAGGTATTGGTGTAGGGTTTGATACCCTTGGTCAAGACAAGCAAATGTCTATCTATGCTCCAACAGAGCCAGCATCTATTTATGAAATCCCAGATACTCGTGAAGGATGGGTTGAGTCTGTTAGATTACTTATTAATTCATTCCTTCGTGCAAACCAGTCTATTCAAGAGTTTACCTATGACCTCATTCGTCCTCTAGGTGCCCCTATTAAGGGCTTTGGCGGGGTAGCAAGCGGTCCAGCACCACTTATTGATCTCCATACACGTATTCGTAATGTAATCGGTTCTAGAGCAGGGGATGCCTTTGATAGCCGTGCTATTGTAGATATTGTAAATCTTATTGGTACATGTGTTGTTTCTGGAAATGTTCGTCGTTCTGCTACCCTTGCACTTGGTACACCAGAAGATCAAGATTTTATTAATCTTAAAAATCCCGAGGTATTTGCAGAAAGAAATTCATATGATCCAAAGAAACCAGGGTGGGCATGGATGAGTAATAACTCTATTGCTGCTGAAGTTGGAACAAAGTATGAAGACTATGTAGATTTAATTGCAGATAATGGAGAACCAGGTTTTATTTGGTTAGATGTTGCACGTAGTTATGGTCGTCTTGCAGATGCACCAGACTATAAAGATTCTAGAATCATGGGTTTTAATCCTTGTGCTGAACAGCCACTAGAAAGTTATGAACTATGTACATTGGTTGAAGTTCATCTTAATCGCCATGAATCTAAAGAAGACTTTTTAAAGACATTAAAGTTTGCTTATCTTTATGGAAAAACTGTAACTTTAATGCCTACACATTGGCAACAGACAAATGGTATTATGCAACGCAATCGTCGTATTGGCACATCTCTTACAGGCATTGCTTCTTTTGCTGATGAATATGGTCTTCCTGTTATTCGTGAATGGATGGATGAAGGATATAATACAATCCGTAAATATGATCATTCATATTCAGAATGGTTGTGTGTTCGTGAGTCAGTTCGTGTAACTACAGTTAAGCCATCAGGATCTGTTTCACTTCTCTCTGGTGCTACCCCTGGAGTTCACTGGGGTCCTGGTGGAGAGTTCTATCTTAGAGCTATTCGCTTTGGAGACCAAGATCCAATGCTTCACCTATTCAAAGCAGCGGGGTATAAAGTTGAACCAGACCTTGTATCAGCAAATACACAGGTAGTATATTTCCCAGTTGCATCTGGACACAAACGTGCAGAAAAGCAGGTTAGTTTGTTTGAGAAAATTGGTTTGGCAGCAACTGCTCAGAAGTACTGGTCAGATAATGGTGTCTCTGTGACACTTTCATTTGACAAAGAAGAAGAAACAAAATTTATTGCTCCAGCCCTTAATATGTATGAGGGCCAGCTAAAGGCTGTTTCATTCCTTCCAATGGGGAATAAAACCTATCCACAGCAACCATATACGGAGATTACAAGAGAACAATATAATGCATATGTAGGAACAATTGGCAAAATTGACTGGTCTGCTATTTATGATGGTAAAGATAACCTTGATGCTGAGTCTGAGAAATATTGTTCTACAGATGCTTGTGAAATCAAGTTGTACTAAAATACTGGTTATTTAAGTACTTATCTCTTAGGAATATGGTATACTGATGGTTATGGATTCTTTAATCAACCCCGAAACTGGCCAACCAATTGTCAAAAATGTACGCAGACAGGTTATAGAAAAAAAATATAACTGGGGTCTATATGTGTATAAAAAGTCAACTGGAAAATGGTTTACTGACGGAGAAGGCAACGTACTCAACATTGAGTCAATGCGTAATGATATAGCAAAAATTGCAGAACTTAAAGCAGCAGCAAAGCACTATGGAGATGAAGGCGATGGAGAAGCAGTATTTGTTCCAGGCCTTACTCGTATTTCAGAAGAGGAACACTCTGAACAAATAGATCGTATGAAGTCTGGACTAATCCCTTCAATGAACGATTTAGGTGCGTGGCATGCAGCCCAGCAAACTCTTAATAAAGCAGGAAAGGGTGCATTTGATGAGTAACAGTGATTACCTAGAAGCAAGACTTGGAACAACAGATAAACCAGAAAGTCAGTTTAAAAATAGTGATCCATTTAATAAATCTTGGGACGAATTAAAATCTTTGACGGGAATTGAAGAAAACTTTAAACGCCGTGTTACAAGACAAGTAAATAAAGCAGTAACCCAAGAAGGTTATCTTGCTACAAATGCAAATATTAATTTGCTTAGTGATTCATATTTGAGTTCAGCAAATGCTGATCCAAAAGGCATCAAAGATTCTGGATCTAAAGCAATTAATCCTGGTTTGGTTTACCGCAATGGCTATGGCTTATTTGATGTAATTACTCCGCCTTATAATATGTATGAACTTGCTAATTTTTATGATACATCTTTTGCTAATCATGCCGCAATTGACGCAAAGGTAGAAAATGTTGTTGGTCTTGGATATCGTTTTGATGTCACAGATAGAACAATGATGAGTCTTGAAAACAATTCAGATACAGGTGCAACTCTTCGTGCTCGTAATCGTATTGAAAGAGCTAAATTAGAAATACGTGATTGGCTTGAATCATTAAACGATGATGATAGTTTTACACGAACAATGGAAAAAATTTATACAGATCTTCAAGCAACTGGAAATGGTTACATGGAAATTGGAAGAACCATAACTGGAGAGATTGGATATGTTGGACATATTCCTTCAACAACAGTTCGTGTCCGTCGCCTTCGTGATGGTTTTGTTCAAATCATTGGACCAAAAGTTGTTTACTTCCGTAACTTTGCTGCAAATAATCAAAACCCACTAACAGAAGATAATCGTCCAAATGAAATTATTCACTTTAAAGATTATTCACCTTTAAATACTTATTACGGTGTACCTGATATTATTGCAGCCCTTCCATCATTAATTGGTGATCAGCTTGCATCACAATATAATATTGATTATTTTGAAAATAAAGCGGTACCAAGATATGTTATAACTCTTAAGGGTGCAAAGTTATCTGCAGACGCTGAAGATAAAATGTTTAGATTCTTGCAAACAGGAATGAAGTCACAATCACATAGAACACTTTACATTCCTCTTCCTGGAGATACTGATCATTCTAAAGTTGAGTTTGAAATGAAGCCAATTGAAAATGGTATTCAGGATGGTTCATTTAAAGAGTACCGAAAGCAAAATCGTGACGATATTTTAATTGCTCATCAAGTTCCAATTTCTAAACTTGGTGGTTCAGACTCAGGTGCTATTGCTGCAGCTCTTGCTCAAGATCGTACATTTAAAGAGCAGGTTTCTCGTCCAGAACAACAGCATCTTGAAAAAGTAATTAGCAAAATTATTAAAGAAAAAACAGACATTCTTCAGTTTAAGTTTAATGAACTTACACTTACAGATGAGATTGCACAGTCACAAATTCTTGAGCGTTATGTAAAGAATCAAATTATGCTTCCTAATGAAGCACGTGAAATCTTAGACCTTCCTCAAGCAGATCACGGTGATACTCCACTTGAACTTAGTCCAAGACAGGCTGCAGATTCAAGAGCAAATGGGAATCGTTCTAGAGATTCTGAACGAACAAATAACCAATCTGATAGCTCTGCAACTGTATCTGGACGCAATCCGAAGGGTGAAGGTAGAGCATCTCAATAATTGAGAAAACTCTATAAATATTTGGTATAATGGAATACGATATGGACATAAATAAAGCTTTTTGGACCACTGACGGCGACAGCCTTCGCCTTTCAATGCCCTTTGGAAAAGTAGACATTGAGAAAAGAATTGTCTCTGGTTTTGCATCTCTTGACAATGTTGATAAACAATATGACATTGTTACAACAGAAGCATCTATGAGTGCTTTTGCAAAATTCCGTGGAAACATACGTGAAATGCATCAGCCCTCAGCAGTTGGAAAAATGCTTAACTTTAAAGAAGAAAAATATTTTGATCCAGAAACAAAGAAATTTTATAAGGGAGTTTATGTTTCTACATACATTTCCAAAGGTGCACAGGACGCATGGGAAAAAGTTCTTGATGGAACATACACTGGTTTTTCAATCGGGGGACGAATGAATAAGTGGGATGATGCATATAATGAAGAACTTGATAAAGCAATTAGAATTATTAAAGACTATGATCTAGTAGAACTATCTTTAGTAGATTCACCAGCAAATCAATTTGCAAGTATTATGTCAGTTGAAAAAGTTGACGGTGTAGATGTTATTAAAGGTGAGTTTGCCGATGTAGTTGTAGAAAATGTTTTTTATGATGAAGAAACAGGCATTGTTCTAACTTCTGATGAAGAGACATACGTTAGCCCAGTAAACGGTAACGAAATGAAAAACATTGGTTTTGTAGAAAAAAATGACTCAGATAAAGCAAACATGATAAAGTTCTTAGTTGATAGTGCTAAAGGCATTAATACATCTAAGATTACAAAGGAGGTAAACCCTATGTCAGAAGATACACTAACAGTGGATGCACCAGTTGCAGAAGCAGTATCAGTAGAGGTCACTCCAGAGGCACAACCAACAGAAGCAGTAGAAAAAGTTCTAGAAGCAGAAGCACCAGTTGCTGAAGCAGAAAAGTCTGATTCAATTGTGGAAGATAGTGCTACATCTTCAGTAGAAGATGCAATTCAGAATCCAGAAGCACCAGCAGCAGAAGATGCTGCAAAGGCTGATCAAGTAATTGCTGATGCAATTACAGACATCAAGGAATCTGTTACTAATGCCTTTGGCGATCTAACAGCAACACTTAAGTCACTTAGTGATGAAGTTGCTAATATAAAGAAGTCTCTTGATGCCACAACAACTGATGTAAATCAGATCAAGGGTACTTTTAACGAAATTGGAAAGAGAGTTGATTCCGTAGAAAAGGACACCGCTTTCCGCAAGTCTGGCGATCTTGGCGAGATCGTGCAGGAAATGGATGAAAGTCCAATTCAAAAATCCCTATGGGGCGGACGTTTCCTCAAATTCTCCGACCTATATAACTAACATAAAAAATCACTAGGAGGTGAACAATATGTCAGAAGATATCGTAAAAAACTATCCAGGAACTACAACTAGTCATGGTCATGATGGATCAGGTGCAGTAGCATCAGGTTCAGACGGTGCTCCCGCAACCATCGTAAGTGGTCGTGAAGGCATTCTAGGAAATATTGCTGGAGCAAATTACGGAACATCAGGTGCAAACGCAGTTAACCCTGTCGGCACACCAGGTGGAATCCTATTGCCTGAACAAGCACGTCGCTTCATTGATTATGTGTGGGATGCTACAGTTCTCGCTAAAGATGGACGTAGAGTTACAATGCGAGCAAATACAATGGAACTTGAAAAAGTTAACGTTGGTGAGCGTGTAATTCGTGCAGCAGCACAAGCAGACCCTACATTTACAAATGCAGGCGCAACTTTCTCAAAGGTTGAATTGACTACAAAGAAGATTCGTCTTGACTGGGAAGTATCAACAGAAGCACTAGAAGATAACGTAGAAGGCGGCGCTCTTGAAGACCATCTCGTACGTTTGATGACAAATGCTTTTGCAAACGACATTGAAGATCTTGCGATCAACGGTGACGGTGCAACAGGATCATTCCTTTCAATCATGGAAGGCTTTGTTGAAAAAGTACAGGGCGGAGACTCACACGAGTCAATGGTAACTGTTGCTGACAACGCATGGACAACAGAGGTTATGCAAAACATTATCCTCGCAATGCCACGTAAGTATCGTGCAATCAAGAACAATCTTAAGTTCTATGCTGGTACAGACGCATTCCAGGGTATCATTAAAAATAATGGTACATTGGCTGATGCAATCGCAGAAGCATTTGCTGGTAAGCCAGCAGGTACACCTGCAAACCGTCAAGCATACCTTGATGGCAATGCTCAGACATTTGGTGGAGCACGTACAACTCGTGTTCTCGGTGTTGAAGTCCAAGAAGTTCCTTACTACCCTGCAGGATATGTAGATCTTACATTCCCACAGAACCGTGTATGGGGATTCCAACGTGATATCACTGTAAACCGTTTCTACCAACCAAAGAAGGACACAATTGAATACACAGTATTCGTCCGCTTTGGTCTACAATGGGAAGAACTTGACGCAGTTGCATACGCAACAGCAGCAAATAACTCATAATCGCTAAAACGATTGACTTGGGGAACGGTGTAAAAGCCGTTCCCTTCAGTCATTTATAGGGAGAATAAAATGTCTTATCCAGGTGAACCAATTGATCATAGTCACAATGGCGAAGGAGCAATTGTTACATTAGGAAATCCAGGTGTTATTATTATGGGATCTAGTGGTCTACAAGTTAATACACTTGGAGCTTCAGGAGCAACTCTTGGAGAAACATCGGGACCTAATGCTGTAAATCCATCGGGAACACCAAATGGAATTCGTTTACCAATGCAAAATAATTTTGGTAGAGGAAGACGACGCTAATTCTGGTATAATAACATAGGAGGAATTAATGTCTATTATTGAAGATTTATCTAAAAAGACTGTTATGGAAATAAAGTCTTATGCAAAGAAAAATAACATTGATTTGTTTGGGGTAACAACAAAAGTTCACATGCTTGAAGTAATTTCTAGTTGGACTCCAAAACAAGAGTCAACAGTAAACCCAAAAGCAGAAAAGCTAATTAATGAAAAAGTAGCACTCTTTTCAGAACGTAATATTTTCTGGAATGGTGTTGGAGAAATCATAAAAGGCTATAACATTGTAACCAAGGAGGTTTCCGAAAAGTGGCTTACCCACAACAAGGTTCGCACAGCGACACCTCAAGAAGTGGCAAAGTACTACGGTAAATAATTATGATAATTCTAAGACTCCCACCATACCCTATTGAGATTAAGTATGACGTTCCTTTACCAGATACAGACTACCTGTTTACTATTGAAAATGCCCCTAAAACAATTGAGGTATCTGAAACAATCACATCTGATGCAAACTCTCAGATTACTTTTACTTTGACGGGTGATTTTATTACTTATGATCACGATTACTCGGTACAAATATTTGAAGATTCCGAAGAAGATATTCTTGTTCAAGACATTCTTAGTATTATTAGACCATATGTTGATCCAAATACACTAGGCACAACTGCAACAGAAATTGCAGAAGCAACATATAATGAACGTATTGCTAGAGCAATTGTTGATTCATTAATTAACCGAGGCTTTACATTTGAAAAGAAAATTCTTGAGGTTGTTGGTCAAGGAACTGATTATATCCCTGTTTGGGGAACAATTTATAAGATTAATCAAGTTTATGAAAATGGGCAACTTGTGTATGACATTACAGATACAGTAGATGGACCAGCTCTAAATGGATTTGATTATGCAGTTACAAAAGATAGAACTGCAATTGTTAAAATTCCTACAGACTCATCTTACTATGAATCAAAAGATCGTGCAGAAAGAAAACCACTTAAGTATAGAGATGCAGGGTCAGACTCATTTTATACATATGCACCATATGAAAATTATGACAACATGTGGACAAACACAAAAAATACAGCAGTTTCATTTCCAGAAGGTTTTGATTATATAATTGATTATGATTCAGGGTATAAAGTTATTCCAAATGATGTACGTGATGCAGTAGGAATGATGATTGATGACCTTAAGTGCGGAAGAATGGATCACTACAAATCTTATGTTAGTGAATATGAAACAGATCAATTTAAACTAAAATATGACTCATCTAAGTTCTTTGGAACTGGAAACATTCTAGTTGATATTATTCTTGATAAATACATTACAAATTTGCGTACACCTGGGATGCTGTGATGAATTGTGATAAACCAGACTTTATGTACCCAATGCTTGCTGATGTTTATTATGCAATAATTAAACAAAATGAATATGGCAAGGCAATAAAAGATTGGGTATTTGATAAAACAATTACATGCAATGCCCAGCCAATTACAAAAAGAACTCAGGAAGAAATGAGTCCTGCAATATTTCTTCAGACGGATGGAAAATTAGTAGCAAGATCTAAAACTGATATTAGAACTTCTTCTAAAAATGATAATAATGCTATAACAAACGTATTAATAACAAATATAAGGCTTCCACAAGATAACCTTGTATATAGAGAAACTGCGGGACCAAGAAATGGCAGAGGAACAATCTATGAACTCGCCACAATAGAACCTTTTATTGGTGGCTTACAAAGCATTGAATACTATTACATGATGTGGCGTAGATCAGAAAATCAGACAGTTGGTGACTAATGAGAGTTTCTCTTAATGCTAAAGAATTTGAAAAATCTATTTTAAATATAGCAAATTATTCTATTGGGTTTTTAGATGGTGCTCAAAAGGGCAAAAGTGTTTTTTTAAAAAATCTTGGTAAAAGCACAATTTTAGTATTAAAACAATACGTTGATGCTGAAGCAAGATCAAACCCAAAAGCACTTCATCATATTTATGAATGGTATAAAACTGGAAGTCCTAATGCTAGACTTTTTGACTTTGATTATACTGTAAGCAATTTAGGATTATCCTTTATGTCAACATTTAAACAGTCAAGTTCCTTGTCTCAGGGATCATCAACACCTTTTTATAATAAAGCAAAAATAATGGAAGATGGTATACCAGTAAAAATATCTCCCAAGAAATCAAAAGTTTTAGTATTTGAATCTAACGGAGAAACCGTTTTTACAAGCAATGATATTACTATTGACAATCCTGGAGGAGACTACGTTTCAGGATCCTTTGAACGTGCCGTTGATGAATTTTTTAACGTTTATTTTAGACAATCATTTTTAGCATCATCGGGATTAAAGTCTTACATAAATAATCCAATTCTTTATAAACAAAACATTAAAAAAGGATCAAAGTCTGGTAAGGCTGTTGGAGTTAACACTGGATTTAAATGGATAGCAAATGCACATATGGGAGTAGAATAGAACCATGACTTTTAACGCAGCCACTGAAACAGGGTTTCCACCTCTTTTTATCAATAAATATATTATTGCTCAGTTAAAAGATTTTGGAATAGTTACGGGTATTGAGGGAATAGATCCAATAGTTCCAGTACAGTCCACCAACCTAGATGACCTATTTGGAGAAATCACTGTAACTGGAGATGCATTTTTAATAGCATATGATAGATTAGCTAGATATAGACAAGACACAATGTATAGACATAAAAGAGAGCAATTGGTTTATACCATTCACTCTTCGGATGATGCTCAGGGATTCAATATAGCAAGAATAATTGCAGAAGCCCTAGATAGAGAAGATGCAGCCGCAGAAGATGTTAATCTATGGCTTATTCAAAATCCCGATAAAATACCTCCTATAAATGTATTTTTTCATCGTTTTAAGGTTTTCCAAGTAGATGAGACTAGGGACCTAGTTGAGCTAGGATCTGTCAAGTTTAACTGGCGGGGTAAACTAATTATTGAGTATGATTATCATACAAAAGATTCCCTATATACTTAAAAATGCTGTTATAATTAATTTTGAGGAAACAAGCGCCAAACAACTTAATAAACCTATTTAGAAAAAAGAGGTGAAAATATGGCATATAGTCGTGGTACATCTACCAACATTATCGTTGGTGCAGCTGCTCTTTTTATAGCAGATACAACACTTGACGCAGACGTATTTACAGATACCCCACTTGTAGGATCAGAATCATATAAGACTACCCTCTCAGATGATGCAGATTACACAAATGTCGGATACACAATGAATGGTCTTGAGCTACAATTCCAACCAGATTTTGGTGAGGTTGCAGTAGATCAGGTTCTTGACGTTGCAAAACTTTACAAGCAGGGAATGCAAGTTAATCTAGCTACTGCTTTTGCTGAAGCTACACTAGAAAATCTTCTATTGTCTTTGGCATACTCAGACTCAAATCTTTCAGGCACAAAGTCACAATCAGCTGGCCGTACTCTCAACCTTTCTGCAGGCACTATTGGCGAATGTCCAGTAGAGCGTGGAATTGTTGCTGTTGGTCCTGGCACAGGCGATTGCGATAACTCTGCTTATGTAGAGCGAGTCTATGTTGCATACCGTGCACTTTCAATTGAAAATGTTACAGTATCTGCAAAGCGTGATGAGGCTTCAATGTTTGAAGTTTCATTCCGTCTACTTCCAGAAGATGTTTCTGGTTCATATGGTAAGATCGTAGATCGTACCTGGACACCAGCATCATAATTTAACATAAATTATACGACTTAGCCCACTATGAAAATAGTGGGTTTTGTTGTTTCTATATGATAAAATTGAATTCTATGGCTACAAAAATATATAATAACAAAATAATTAAACTCATTGATGGTAGAGAAATTGAGGCAATGCCTTTAAAGATAAAATACCTTCGTGAGTTTATGGATGCTTTTCAGTTAGTTCGTACTGCTAAAAATGATGATGAAGCAATTGGCTTATTAGCAGAATGTGCAAGAATAGCCATGAAACAATATTATCCTTCTATATCTAGAAGTACTGAAGACCTTGAGGACAACCTTGACCTTCCAAACATATATGAGGTTTTAGATATTGCAGGCGGTATAAAAATAAACAATAAATCAGAAGAAGCAGTAAAAGATCAAGCAGTAGAAAATGGAGTAACTTGGGATACATTTGATCTTGCTAAATTAGAGTCCGAAGTTTTTTTATTGGGCATATGGAAAGACTATCGTGAACTAGAAATATCTCTTTCTATGCCCGAACTACTGGCAACCATAGAAAGCAAAAGAGAATTAGATTATGAGGAAAAGAAATTCTTGGCAGCCATTCAAGGAGTTGACCTTGAAGGAGAACAAGATAAAGGACAAAAGCAATGGGAAGACATGAAGGCTAGAGTATTTAGCCAAGGTCAAACAAATGATTCAAATGATATTCTATCTTTTCAAGGACCTAAAGCATCATCTGCAGGTTTTGGAATTAACATGGGTCTTGATTATGAAGACGCTAGAGACCCCTCCGTTATGCTATAATTGACTAAGCCTACATAGGAGGAACGAATGGCAACAAAAGTACACGAGGGGAACGAACTTACTCTCATTGATGGGACAAAGATTGAGGTTAGACCTCTTAAAATTTCTTTGCTTCGCCCGTTCATGAAGAAGTTTGAAGGAGTAGCAGCGGTGGCGGATAACAATGAAAAGTCAATGACTCTTCTTGTTGAGTGTGTTCAAATTGCTATGCAGCAGTACAAGCCAGAATTGGCAAAAGACTTGGAAGCACTTGAAGAAATTCTTGATCTTCCTACGGTCTATAAGATTGTTGAAGCAGCATCAGGAATTGAACTTGGATCTGTAGCAAACACTCTTGCATTTGAATAATAAAACTTAAAAGAGGTGATGCATGGCTGATGTAAATGCTAATATTGGCGTAAATATTGACACGTCCAAAGCATTGGGCCAACTTAAGGACCTACAACGTCAGATATCTCAGTTTCACTCTTCAATAGCTAAATCAAGTTCAGCAGCAGCACTTGCACAAAGGGATCTGCAGAGAAATTTTCTTAGTAGCGTAAATGCTATTGGATCTTTTTCTGCAGAACTCCGCAATGTAAAAACAACATCAGAGTCTTTTACTAGCTCTCTTGAAAAGAACAAGTTCTCAATGCGAGAATATTTCCGTTATGCTGGAGCATCTACAAAAACATTTGGTAGATTATTTAAATCAGAGTATGACACAATTGGCAAGGTAGCAGAAGATCGGGTAAAGAAACTTCAAACCCAATACATTAAGATGGGCAGAGATGCTTCTGGAGTAATGAAAGCTATTGCTATTATTCCTAATCAGTTAGATATGGGTAACTTTGCAACACAGACTCAAATTGCTGCACAGAAACAAGCACTGTTTAATCAGCTAATGAAGCAAGGTTCAACTAATCTATTAAACTTTGGTAAAAATACACAGTGGGCTGGACGTCAGTTAATGGTTGGTTTTACCCTGCCACTTATGGCTGTTGGCTCTGCTGCATCCCAAGCCTTTATGAAGATGGAAGCACAAGCACTTAAATTTAAAAAGGTATATGGAGATTTATTTACTCCACAAGAAGAAACACAACAAGCTCTAGCAGACGTACAGGCCCTTGCAAGCGAGTTTACTAAATATGGTATAGCAGTTGCAGATACTGTTGGTTTGGCCGCTGATGCGGCTGCAGCAGGCTTTAAAGGGCTAGATCTACAACGCCAGACAACAGAAGCAACAAGACTATCGGTCCTTGGACAAATTGATAATCAACAGGCTCTTCAAACTACAATTTCTTTACAAAATGCATTTGGAACTTCAAGTGCCAATCTTGCCAATAGCATTGATTTTCTTAACGCAGTAGAAAACCAGACTGTTTTATCTCTTGACGACGTAACAATTGCAATTCCAAAAGTTGCACCAATTATTCAGCAACTTGGTGGAGATGTAAAAGATTTAGCATTCTTCCTCACTGCTATGAAAGAAGGCGGAGTAAATGCATCAGAAGGAGCTAACGCACTTAAGTCTGGCCTTGCATCATTAATTAATCCAAGTACAAAAGCAAGAGCAATGTTTCAGGGACTGGGCATTGATATTAATGGTATTGTAGAAAATAACAAAGGCGATCTAAAAGCTACTGTAATTGGTTTTGCTCAAGCACTTGATACTCTTGCACCTTTACAGAGGGCCAGAGCCATTGAACAGATGTTTGGTAAATTTCAGTTTGCTCGTTTGTCTACATTATTTCAAAACGTAACTAAAGATGGAACACAAGCTTCTAGAGTTTTAGATTTAGCAGGATCATCGGTACAAGAACTTGCATCTTTATCAAATAAAGAATTAGGCATTACAGCCAATTCATCAATGAATAAATTTAAAAAATCTGTTGAAGATCTTAAGGCTGCAATAATTCCAGTAGGACAAGCATTTCTAGAAGCAGTAACTCCTGTTCTTGACTTTGTTTCAAAAATTGCAAGCAGATTTGCAGATCTTTCCGATGGAACTAAAAAAGCAATTACCGTAATGGTAACTGTTATTGGTGGTCTTGGACCAATACTACTTATGACTTTTGGTTTACTTGCAAACGGTGTTGCAAATATAATGAAATTATTCTTAACACTTCGTACTGGTTATCAAAATTTAACAGGGCAATCAAAAAATCTTGGTGAACAAACACAGTACATGACAACCGAGCAACTAGAAGCAGCTGCCGCAGCACATTCACTTAATCAGTCACATGCAAGACTCACACAACAATTTACAGTTGAGACTGCAGAATTAAATAAACTTATTGCTGCATATCAATCAGCAGCAGCAGCAGGAGCAAGGTTTGCAGCGATCAATCCTGGAATGATGAGAATTCCAAGAAAACTTGCAAATGGTGGAATTATCACTGGTCCAGGAAATGGTACTTCAGATTCTATTCCAGCAATGGTTTCAAATGGTGAAGCAGTAATACCAGCAGCAAGTGTAAAAAAATATCCAGGAATGGTTGCAGGACTAGTTGCTGGAAATATTCCAGGTTTTGCAAATGGAAAAATTCCAATATTTCCAGAATTTGCAATGAGACTACAAAACAAAACAGAAAATATGAAACAAAAAGCAGGAGCAACAGACGTCCCTTCTGTTTTATCAAACCTAATAGCAAGAATTGGTGAGTCAAGAGGAATTGCTCCAACACAATCAAATATACGTGTAGGAAAATTTGATCCTATTGCAAAAGAATACGAAAACCTTACTAAGTCTTTTGTTGATAAATTAAACTTAGATCTTGATACAACATATAAAGACATAAAAGATAGTAATGAAAGATTTGCTAGCGCTTGGACAAATGCAGGACAAACGGTAGAAAAAGAAGTTAACCAGATAGCATCTGAGGCAGAACGAGGAGTTGTAAGAAAAACTTTTGGATTAGATCCAGATGTATATGGAACAATTCCTACAGAGGCAAGAAAACCTGGAGAAACAAACCCATCTCGTGGAAGAAGAGGAGCTTTTCAAACTAAACTATTTGGAACAAGGTCTTACACAGCAATCAGACCTGGAGTTAAAACTCTATATGAAAGAATGACTGGAAACTCTGCAGCAGATTTACAGATGGGTCACGTATTTAAACCACAGATGACAGACATTGCATCTTTGCAAGCTAATCCAATGGCTTCAGGATCTGTATCAAAAGCTGCACAAGTTATGAACGGGCAAGCAGCAGAAATTTCAAATGGCGCAATTAAATCTGCAGCTAAAGCAGCAGGTACTGCATCTCCTTCTAAAAAAACAATTCCAATTGGTGAAGACATTGCTCGTGGCCTTGAAGTTGGAATGAAAAAGCGTAAAAAGAATGTTAAGACACAAGCAGAACAATTAAGTTCAACAGCAGTAAATGGAACCAGAACTGGAGCACGACGTGCAACAAGAGGACAAGGCCCTGCCCCAATTGGTCCTATAATTCCTGCGGGAACACAAGAATTATCAGTAATCCCTAGACCACAAGCACAAAACACTTCAGTAGCAGGAAGAATGCGTGGAGGAATGGGTAGGGTTGGAGGACTTGGTGGAGGTCTTGGCCTCCTTGGTGCAAACATGGCACTTGGATCCATGCCAGACTTTGCTGGTAAAGGAGTTATTCAATCTACCATGACTGGTGCTAATATGGGTATGCTTTTTGGTCCCTGGGGTACTGCAGCAGGGGCTGCAATAGGATTAGTTTCTTCTGCACTAGTTACACTTATATCAAAAGAAAAAGAACATGATGCTACAGTAAAAGCAACTTTTACAGCAAGTACAGAAGTTATTAAAATGTTTGGCGATACTGCTTTAGACACTAGTTTAAAAATAACTAGTATTACCGATTCTTCAAAAACCCTTAAAGATTCTTTAGGTTTTCTTTCTCCAGAAATTCAAAATATGGTTGCTTCTATTAAAGCACTTCCAGAAGATGACCCAATATCAAAATTTATTAAAAATATATCATCTAATAAGTCTGATCTACAAAGTGTTACAGGTTCAATTAGATCACAAGTTACTTCAGCAATTGCAACTGGTGGACTTGATCCAAAAAATGCACAACAATATGTACAAGTTTTACTTGCCGCTGCGAACAGAACAAAAGATTTTGGAGCGGTTTGGCAGTCTGTTTCTAAAGATGTTGTTGATGCTCAAACAGCTACAACTAAAAGTTTAAACAAACTTGATACTTTAATTCAAAAAAATGGTGATTCATTTTTATATAATGTAAATGTTGCAGGAGAATTTGCAAAATCATATAAAGAATTAACTGCAGTACAAAAAGCATTTGCAGATCAATTGTTAAATATATTTAGTATTACTAGTAATGGATCACTTACTTTTGATCAAATGAAACAAAGAATAGACGGAGTAAATGCTTCTTCGCTTAATGCAAAAATTGGAGTTATTGCACTTAGTACTGCAATAAATAATAGTGGAAATAAAGATGCTATTGATAGACTTAATCAAATTAAAGAAGTCTACAAATCTGCAGGACTAGCGGCAAAATTAAGTGCTGGACAAATAATGTTAGCAAATGCTGTAATGCAAACAACACCTATAGAGCGTGACGAAAAAGGCAATATTCGTATTCCAGCAGTTAGATCATTTGCTGAAAAAAACAATTTAATGAGAAAAACTAGCCTAGCTAAACAAATTGAAGCATACGCAAAATCAAAAGATTTTAAAGAATTGTATGATCAAACTCAAAAAACTTTAGCAGAGATGTTTGGCGGTATTGAAGACGGCGGCAGCGCTGGTGGAACAAATACTGATGTGCTTTCTAAACAAGCAAAGCTTACAATTGCTAGACTTCAACAAGAGCTTGTGCAAAAAAAGAAAATTAGAGATGCATCTAAAGAATCTGCCGACGAAGTAAAACGTGAATATGAGTATCAACAAAAATTAATGCAATTGCAACAAGAGGCAGTTCAAGCAAAAATTTCAGGTAACTATATTGGTGCTGCAATAATTGATCAACAAAAATCATTCCAAAGAGCAGAATTTAATAAAGAAACAGCATCTATTGCACTTGATAAAAAAATAACAGATCTAGAAAATAGAATCTCAGAATTAACTGCTGGAGCAAGAGTTACTAATGCAGAAACAGCATTAAATAAAGCAAAAGCAAAAGGCAACTACATGGGTGGTCTTATTAAAGGTCCAGGCACGGGAACATCAGACTCAATCGCTGCTAGATTTGCAAGTGGTGGACTACCACAACTTCGTGTATCTAATGGAGAATATATAGTAAAAGCAGATTCAGTTAAAAACTATGGTGTTGGATTTATGGATGCAATTAACAATCAAAAGGTTGGTACATCAAATTCAAGCACTTCAATGGGTGGAGCAGTGTATAATATTGATATGACTATAAATGGTGGAAGTTCAAATCCAAGTGAAATAGCAAACCAAGTAATTAGAAAACTTAAACTTGAAACCTCAAAAAATAATAAATCAAATGCGGTGATGATGTAATGGTATATAAAATTCAAGCAGGTATACAGGTATCCTTAAATGGATCAACTTGGTACAAACTAACAGACCATAATAGAGAACCTATCCAGATAGACGTGGATCTAATTGAGTCATCATCTCGTATGGCCAATGGTGCTATGAGAAAATATGTAGTTGCTAAAAAACATAACATTTCAACTTCTTGGACATTTTTGCCTACAAAGACAGCAGAGACAGCAGACGGCAATAAAGGCGCTGCTTGGATGGAATCATTTTATAATGCTAACGCTGGGATCCCAATATATGTTAAGGTTATTGAATCTAAACTTAATGCAGACCCTGCTCTAGGTGCAATTCCAGACGAATCTGGCACTAATTTTAAAACGGCGTACACAGAAACATCTACGACAAATGCAACGGGATCTAGAACATATAGTGTTTTTATAACCTCATTTTCAAAGACTCTTTCAAAAAGAACCTCAGTAGCAGACTATGTAGATATAAGTATTGAATTTACGGAGATCTAGTGTTAGATAACATTAACTCTGCAATCTTTAATGATTCTGATTCAATTGGTTTAGTCCCCGTAGTTTCTGCTGAGTGGAATCATAACTTATTTAATCCACCTTATGTAACTATTGCAGGTGATATTACAGCAATGAGCTTAACATCGCCTTCTTCTACGGGTACCCTAGCTTCTGCAACCACAGGTGAATCAAAACCTAACTTTACAACTAAAAAATTTACAATGTCAAGTGGACAAGGTTTTTTACAATATTCTGTTACTGCTAATGGCGGTAAAGCATATAAAATAATTACCTATGTAAAAACAAATAACTCTATGCCAATTATGGCTACTGCTTTTGCCGAAGGAACAAGTAGTCAATACGGATCAACCCAAGAAGAAGTTAGTTCTCTTGGGTGGACTAAAATTACCACATACATTGGAACATCGCAAGCATCAGGAGATACTATATCTTCATTTACTTATAGAGTTAATTTTAATGTTTTAAGTGGTATAACTGATAATCCAATAGTATATTTTACGGTACCAGAAGTATACAAAACCTCTTATGAGGACTATAAGTATGGATCTTTTTGGCCAACCGATAGCGTTTTCTCATACTTTAGACCAGGTGAGTCATACGTACCATCTGGAAATATAAATTGTTTATTTCCTTCTAATTATAGAAAAATTACCTCACCTACAATAACTGGTTATACATCTGCTGTATATTCTCCAATAAGTTCTATAACGCAAATGCCGTCATTTTTTCTAGCATCTTCCCCAGTACCAGCACTAAAGAGTGCTTTACCAACAGACATTTCTGCTTATAAATATTTTGTTTCAGATGGTACAAGTAATATGATAACGGCAAAATATGAAAAGGGTATTCTTACTAACAAAATTATTGTTAAGTTTAATACACTAGTAACAATACCTTCAATAAAAATAAAAGTAAATAATTCTTTTATTAGTGTTGACGGCAGTGAAACCATATCTATGCCAGCTAACGCAGATAGTTTTACCACAGGTCTATTGACTCTATACTACACAGGCTCGGAATGGACAAAAACAAAGTGGTCTTCTATGCCTAGTTTTACAAGTTCTGGGTCTATAAGCCAAACAATGTCATTAACATCATTATCTGTATCACAAATATCAAAAACAACCAGATCCGAATTTTCTTCTTATGACAATGCTAATTTAACTAGTGATTTAGTCAAGATGCAACTTGTTGAGGTTTCTCCAAGACTTGAAGTAGATTTATCAAGTTTTGTTGAAAATATATCAATAGATAAATCCTTAGACGGACAAAATAATCTATTGCCTATTTCCTCAATGAACACAAACAGTTGTAACATAACACTTTCAGCAATACCACTTTTATATAATAATGAAATAGTTAATGTTTTTTCTAGTCAAAGCGATAGTGCCTCTACATTGCTTTCAAGTATTCTTAGAAAAAATATTAAGTTTTATGTTAATTTTAATCTTTTTGAGTACTCTGATTTATCTACAAATACCGTAACATCTACAACAGCCTATGTTCCAGCAGGGGTATTTTATTCAGACTCTTGGGATGAATCAGATATAGATACAGTTTCTATTCAGTCTTTTGATATCTCAAGATATCTCCAATCAACCCCAGTTCCTGATTATGTAGTTAACTTAAAAAACGTATTTGATGTAATCACTAATATTCTTGATTTGGCTGGTTTTACAGATTACGACTATGACTCTCTTTACAACGTTTGTAACAATAAAGCTAATCCAATGGATCTAGCATACTTTTACTGCAACTCAAAAGACTCAACTATTGTAGACACACTTAATAAGATATTTGTTGCTTATCAAATTGGAGCATATATTGATGAATATGGAATTATGAAATTTTTAAGTTTGCATAATATTTTATCTTCAAGCACATCTAATCTAACAGTCTCAGACTTTAACATTAAACAAGGTGGATTTTCTATCTCTAATAAAGCAAAGCCAGGAAAAATTTCTTTAAGATATCAAATTCCTAAAGTTAAACAATCTCCTTCTTTACAAAATGTTACAAACCCAATGGTTAAAAATTCTCCATCTTTTGTTTATGCAACATCTAATGATGTTGTATGGCAGCAACAAAGCATAGACTCTGTTGGGTTTAACTATATAAATAGCAACATGGAAAAAAATTCAAATATGTTTAACATAAATGTTAATGATCTTCAAGACATTTTTCATACTTTTAATCGTGATGCAAGTGGTTATGCTTTTATTGAAAATGAAATTGTTTCATTTCTTTATAAAGAATATGAGATTGGAAAGTTTGGAGAAAGTCCAATTACAGTTTCAATAAAAAATGATACGGAACTTCAATCGGAAATAAACAATTTTATTAAACAAAATAATGTTGGGCTAAAAACTTCTTATGCAACTGTTACAAATGTTGCTAGAAGCGGAAGCGCAGTAGTTTATACGGCAGCAAATACTTTTAAGGTAGGACAAAAAGTGATTGTCACTGCAGTTAATCCTAAAACATATAACATAAATGGAATTATTTCTAGCAGAACAAATACTTCTTTTTCAATTATTGATCCAGCAGCAGGCACTTATGTCTCTGGCGGAGAGGCAACAGTTCCGTTTGACTATGAAGTTATAGTAACTCCTACTGGAAATATTACAAATGTTCAGCGTGGACTATATGGAACAGTGCCAGCAGCACATACAAGAATTACTACTTTAGCCAGCAAGAGTCTTTCTGAAAAACGATTTAATGATTCAACCCTTGCATTAGCAACATCTTCAGGATATACATCAATAATAGATGACAATGATAATGAAAGTACTTTGCCAAGCATTTCAAAAATAAACGTTAGTGAAACCATATATGATATTGGTATAAATAATAAACTTCTCATATATCCAACAACTGAAACAGATATAGGTTATCACACCTATTCTGTAAAGTTTGATATGCCAGATCAGTCTGTGGCTTCTGCTGGTCTATTCTTTAACATGGCAAGTACAACATCTTCTGCAGAAGCTTATTTTATTGAGCTTGTAAGGTATAACCAAGAAAATCCAAAATCACCAGGAGATCTTTACGATCCACCAAAATACAAGTATGTATTATTAGCAAAAAATGTAACAACTGGTGTAATGTTTTGGTCAGAGGTTACTGGAGAGTGTAACAGTATCGTAAATAATTTTTCAAAGATAATTAAAAAAACTTTGGTTGGTAAAGAATATGAATACTCTTATGTAACAGATAACCCATTTAATTTAAAAGTTGCAATAACTTCTTCAGATGGTTCAGATGGAGAAAGCGGTACCGTAGGAAACAACAAAATAATTTTATCAATATTTTTAAACAACGTAGAAATAGTTGGATGGCAAGAATCTAAAACAGATGATTATGATGTAACAACAAATCCTGGAGGTTCTGGCTGGAAATCAACTGAAGTAAATGGTTTAACTGGTATGAGACAAAAACCATACTTTGATGATGACATTCAAACAGGAACTAAGTTTGGCTTTCATGCATCAATGTATCCTACAATGGTTCCAGATCTACACCCAGAACCTGAATATTTTGATCAGGGAACAAGAGTTTCTCCTGCCGCCCTTAGAGAAATTCATGCAACAGAAAAAGCATTAACAGAAAGAAGCGTTAGTTATTTTTACCAAGATAGAGAATTTTTAAATGGTTTAGTCCAAGGTCAACCACTATACTCAAATTCAATTACTTATTTAATGCAGACAAGCCCTGAAGTAGCTGGAATTAACTATTACGATGTTCAATATACAACTCCTGCAGCAGTTTCAGTAGATGTGTTACCAGTTGAATATATGTGGTATTATTTTCCAGGAAATGAAAAAGAAGATCAGACTAATTATCAAAAAAAGTTAATTGATGAATATTCACTTTCTTACTCAACCCCAATTAACACAGGATTTAGAGCAAAGATGGTAATTGCTAATAATTCATCAAACATGGTATTTTTACATAAAGAGGCAGATGACCTTGATCAATTTACAATTAACTTAAATCTCTGGACACATGAAATTGTTGCTCCTTCTGACCCTGAAATTTTGGAGGTATTGATTGATCAATCTAATAGCTCAGAAGTAGCACAACTAGACTCAGAATGGATACAGTCAAAGCAAGCAGCACAAAGAATGCTTAAGCTGGTACAAATGGGAATTGAAGGTTTTTCAAAAGATGCCAACCTTAGTATATTTGGTAATCCTTTAATCCAAGTTGGAGACATAATTACTCTTACTTATTCTCTAAATGGTATAAGCCAGCAAAAATATTTTGTTCATTCTGTATCTCACTCATTTAATCAAGGCCTTGAAACAAGGCTGGGACTTAAAAGGATACAATAAATGACAACATTCTGCTATGGTATAATTGATAAAATAGGAGAACAAGAATGCCTTATGTAAAAATATCAGATCCAAATATTATAGACCTTGGTGCATGGCAGCAAGTCATTAATGTTGTTAATCAGCATAGCGATAGTATTAGCTCTATTACAAATAATTTTGGTGTGCAGGGTTCGGGTACCGTAGACTGGAATGGCGATAATGATGTAGTTCATGAATATAATCCAGGACCACAAAAAATGCTTTATGGCACAACTAAAATTGATACCACAACTGCATCTAGCAACACAGGAGATCAAATATTTTATGGAGACATATCTTTTATAGACGCAGTATCTGGAACAACAGCCTTTAGTGCCAAACCTATTGTAACTGGAACAATGCGATTTGGACATTCATCATTTGGAGCACTTGACGATACAAATCATAATATTATTTTTAATATTTTTCACGTAACTGATTCACAGTTTAGTTTTAGAGTAACAAGGGCAACTAGCACAAGCGAAGATCCTGATCCTTTGACTGGATATTTTTATTTAAATTGGCAAGCAACAGGTCCAAAATAATTAGGAACAGCCATGAACTCAAAATATAAAAGTGGCAAAAGCGTTGCAAAAAATCCCACGGTACCAATAAGTGCTGATGACCCTAGAGTTGCTTGGAATAAAGTTTCACAAACAAAATCACGTCAAGGTGCAGAAATTGATATTGTTGGTTTTGACGGAAAGCTGATAGCTTCTGGGGGAACCAACACTTCTAATCCTACAGGAGTAAAAGGATCTGCAAACCCTTCGGGAACAAAAGAAAAACAGTATGTTCCACCATCTAATGGAAATCCAGGTTATAAAACTGGTTATGGAGCAGTTACGCCAACTGCAGTATCAAGTGTTACTGCATCTTGGTCTGGAGATGATCTAGTAATTGGTTTTAACTGGGATTATTTGGACTCATTAAATTCAACGGTATCTGAATTTATAGTTGAACTAACCGCAGATGGAGTAACAAAGCAAACACCCCTTCAATCATTTTTAGTAAATAGAACTCAAACCGCACAAACCCTTACAGTAACAAAAGCACTAAACGAATCAATGTTTGGAATCCAAAGAACAGTATTTACAGCCATCTGCGTTTTATCAATAGATCCATTTTATAATAAAAGTAGCACAGCGTGTGTTGCATCTATTCCTACCTATACCTTAGACCTACCAACCCCAACAATTACTGTAACAGCAATCAATGCTGGTTATAGCGTTGCCTATACCACACCAACTGAAGCACGATATAACTCAATTGAAATTGTAGAATATGAGTCAACAAGTTCTACTGCTCCAACAGGAGTTACTTATCTTAGATCATATTTTGGAACAGTTAATCCCGCAAATATTATTACTTCAAACTTTAATGCACGTTGGGTTAAGGCAAGGTTTTATTCAGATGCGGGACTTGCAACACCATTTTCAACTGCATACAAAATTACTCCAACAAACCCAGTTGTAGCAGATACAACAGGACCAGCAGATGTAGCAACAGTTACAACAACAGGCGGATTAGATACTACTGGAACAATTGGGTTTAATGGTTATGCAGATATTTCTTGGGCTGCCGTCACAACTGGCGGTATTCGTGGATACAGAATAAGATATAGACCAGTAACAAGTCCTGTATCATCCTACTCATATGCCGACTCACCAGGTACTGGAACGGCATACAGGTTATCTGGTTTAGGAGTAGGACTAACATATGAATTTGCAGTTGCTACATACGATGAATACAATAACGATTCTACTTCTTACATTGCTGGCTCAAATGTTGCAATTAGCGGAACACCGTTTATAGGAACAAATGTATCAACTACAGGATATTTTCAAGCAGGAGTAAGTGGAACCGATACTGGAACATTTAAATTTGGATATGGAGTAGATACTGGTAAAAGAGGTTTAGTATTTAATACACATAACTATTGGTATATAGACTCAGCACAATCAGCATCATTAAAAGTAGGCGGAAGCACGACAAACTATATTTCTTGGGATGGATCTACATTTACAATTGATGGAGACATAACTGCAAGAAGTGGATACTTTGCTGGCAATGTTGGAATAATTTCTGGAGGATCTTTATATTCAGGAACTATAGTTTCGGGCAGCCTTTCAGGTGCTGGGTACATATTAAACTCTTCAGGTTTAACATTTAACTCATCTTCTGTATCAGGTATTACAACAATTGATGCAAGCAATGGAAAACTAACTACCGCCTCTGCAAATATCGGAGGCTGGGACGTATCATCAAGTAGTATTTTTAAAACGTCAATATCTGGAAAAGGTAATATAGAAATAGACTCAACTAATGGATACATTGCAGTTTCAAATTCATCTATTAGCACATACAAGGCTGGCATTAATAGCCCAGGAAATGATGTAACTCATTCTGTATTTTGGGCGGGTAACGGAACAGGCCCAAATGATACAGCAAACAAGTTTAGAGTAACAGTAGCAGGTAAAGTATTTGCAACAGATGCAGAGATTACTGGAGATATAAAAGCAGGAGGTGGTTATCTAGGAACCCTTACAAATGGTTGGACTATTGATGAAGCAGGAATTATTTCAACTGGCACTGGAAGAATAAAAGTAGGAAACTATTCAATTCAAAGTAACACAGGATCTGACTTTTTAATCTATGATGATAACCTTTCGCAATACCTAATGTATACAGATTTTAAAAGATATGATATTGCAGGTGATGAGTCAGCAACTGGATCAACGTTTATCTATAGACTTTCTTTAGGGCAAGAAGGTCGCCAAGTTGAAATTGCAAAAAATGCACAAATATCTGGATCATATAGTGGTAGTGCTGAAGACTATAGATCAGGTGGATTAAGAAATATGTACACTATTACAACATCTGCATTTGGAAGCAATCCTACGGCTTTTCCAGATGCAGGCAATGGCTCAGTCTTATTGGTGTATACCCCTTAAGGTAATAATATGACAATAAAACTAAAGGGGAGTGATGGGGACTGGAGAAATGTAGCATCTGTATATTTAAAAAATTCTGATGTCTGGAAAAATCTTTCTTCTGCATATTTAAAAGTTTCGGGATCTTGGAAATTAATATTTTCTTCTTCTTTAACCCCATCAATTCAAAATACGGTAACAATATCACAATCTACTGATGGAATAACATATGCTAAAACATTAACTGGAACAAACTATTATTGGATTAATTCAACTGGAATGACATATAGATTTGATAAAAGTACAGATAGCGGAACAAATTGGACACAAATAGCATCTGGATCCGCAACTAATCCATCTTCTGGATCAAGTAATACAAATACATATTTATTACAAAATAATTTAACTGACGTATCTCCAAATGCTACTAATATATATAGGTATGTTGTAACTGCTACTAATTCAACTTATTCCACCTCCGCATCATCAACTTCTGGCAATACAACTATATATGGGCCAGAAAATATAACAATTGTAGAAACAAGCCACACATATAACTCAGTTAGTATTAATTGGACTTCTACCGCCGCGGCAAATGCTGCTAATTATTTAGTTTATTACAAATTATCTTCAGATGCCACTTTTTCATTTTCTTCAGTAGAATCTGGAACTACAGCAACAATATCTAGTCTTTTATCCAGCACATCTTATGATTTTAAAGTAATTCCAATTACTGGTATAAATGCTACATATAGAGGCTATCAAGGTAATGATTCAAATACTTTAACAATTACTACAAATGCCTCACCTGTTCCAACTCAATTAACTTCCCCATCTATTAGTGGAACTGGGTACGCATTTGCAGCAATAACTGGAACATCTGGTACTTATCAATCTGGAACATTTCAATCTAAAACTTCATACATTGGAAGAACAATTTTTTCTACCCCACTAACAAGTGGATTAACCAGTTCATCTATATCTAATGCAGGTTCTTCTCCATATAATGTAAATCAAAATGATGCTACTGCCCCAAAATATTATTTTTACTATATTGACGAAGTTCTTGCACTTGATGGAACAACATTTTACTACTACTACAGTTCATCAATTGATGCAAAAATTGGTCAAGTAATAGATAATTATACAAGAACGGTATCTGGGGGATTAGGTACAATGACTCCAATTATTAATTCTGCTATGAGTCCAAATTCCTATATATATAGCCTTAGCTCTAACGGTTCTCTTTGGAGCGTTAACGGTTCTGTAGCATCTATTACAAGTACTGTTTCGGGATCAACTCCAACTACATATCCGCAACAATCAGTTATTTTAGATGGAACTACCGATGCAGTTGTTTCTGCTAGTTTTCCTTCTGGCTCGGAAGGCCTTGGACTAACATTTTGGTCAACAGATGCTGGGTCTTGGTGGGCTTCAAGAGTTAATAAAACTTCATCTGCTGTAACTAAATATGTATATTATACAACTGCAACTATTCCTACTTGCCCAGATAACAATACAGGAAGCTTAGGAACTAACTGTAAAACAAGAATTGTTACCAGTTGCCCAGATAACAGCTCTGGAAGTGCTGGAAGCAATTGCAAAACAAGAACTGTAAGTACTTGCCCAGACAATAGCTCAGGAAATTTATTGAGCTATTGTAAACAAAGAACTGTAGGTACTTGCCCAGACAATGGATCGGGAAGTGCTGGAAGCAACTGTAAGTCAAGAACTGTGAGTTCTACTTCTTGCCCAGACAATGGATCGGGAAGTGCTGGAAGCAACTGTAAGTCAAGAACCTCAAGTACTTGCCCAAATAATGGATCAGGAAACTTATTTAGTAACTGTAAATCAAGAACTACAAGCTCCTGCCCAGACAATGGATCGGGAAGTGCTGGAAGCAATTGCAAAACAAGAACTTCAAGTAGTTGCCCAAATAACGGTCTAGGAAGTGCTGGAAATAACTGCAAAACAAGATTCGTAAATGGATTTCTTGTATATGATGCAACTGTAAATACAACTATATACGACTCTACAAGTTCAACTATTATATATGATGCATACGTAAATACAACCGTTTATGACAGTTCTGTTTCTACAAATACAACCGTATACGATTATCCAGGTTCAACTATTGTATATGATGCATACGTAAATACAACAGTCTATGACAGTTCTGCTTCTACAACAGAATATGATGCTTCAGTTTATGGATGTACTGTTGGACCAAATACACAATATGGAGGATCGCTACCAACAAATTGTTCAAATAGCTCATCTAGTGTAACTGTTTATAATACAAGACTTGATACATTAAAAGCGGATGGTTCTAGTGTTTCTACAGTTAATACAGAAAATATTTTTTCAAATGAAGAATCTCCATCAACAATTGGTGGAATTTCTGTATCCACTTCAGGTAATAATATATCTACAACATTATATTCTAATACGGCAAGAAGTTCAACAATAACTACAAAATCTTATACCGCATCAAACCCAACAAAATCTTCGCTTGTAGGCCAGAGCGCTTTTGGAATAATAAAAACACCGCCAGGAACAGGCAGTGGCGGAACTCAATTTGATGATTTTCAAATTAATTAATTTAGTTGTCAAGTGTTTGTTGTTTGTGATATAATTAAAAGATAAGCGAAAGGAGAAAATAATGACAGAACAAGATAAAACACCTATAAAGTTAGCATTTATTTTAGATGGCGAAGTTACAGATGTTTTGCATACAGATGAAAGACTAGCTGCTATTTTTACTAGTAATCCAATTGTTATAGATGTTTCACAAAGATTTATTGATGATCCATTATCAGTTGCTACAGGTGCTAAATATGATTCCGAAACTGGAATATTTACAGAACCAGAGGTCTTATAATGACAGAAAAATCTGCTTGGCAACTTTGGAAAGAAAAAAGCGCAGGGGATGCAGCAAGGCCGTGGGACCTATTAAATCCAAAAATTGAAAACGTAGATAAAGAAACATTTAATGATAGATATAGTCTATGCAAAAAATGTCCGTCATTTCTTAAGTCTACTGGACAATGCAAAAAATGTGGATGCTTTATGGCTCAAAAGGCAAAACTTCCACATGCTGAATGCCCACTAGGAAAATGGGGCGCAGTACAAGATGTCCCTGACTTTATATAGAATGGAAATAAAATGGAACTAACTAATGAAGAAAAATCAAATATAGTAACACAGCATATTAAATCTGTTGTATCAAATATCTATAACCTTTATGTTAGTCTAATAGCAGAACAAGCTGTTGAGACTATTAATCAGGCTAACGTAGACAATTTAAATCAACAGATTGATAATGAGACTTCCAAAAAAGAAGCACTATTATCTGAATTAGCTACACTACAAGCATAGGAAATTAAATGGAAAAAGCCGAATTAATTATTACCGCCTTACAGCAACGTATAGGTGAGTTAGTATCAAATTATGAAACACAAATTGCAATTCTTCGTGCAGAAATAACTCAAATGCTAGACGATAATAAATTAAAAGAAAAAACAATAAAAGAATACTCGGATGACTTAAAAGAAAAAATTATTTTAGAAAATAAAAAAATTGATAAGCTGTAATAAATGCAAAGGCAGAGTGTTTCTTGATAGACAATATACTTCTCAGATGCATCTTGAAACTTATTGTATCCGATGTGGAGAAAGAAAATTTTATCATCCACCGCAAGATAGTCGGGAGGGCAGATGGCTACTGCTAAACGAAAAATACAGAGCGATGAATACAATAACGAATCTGTAATAAAAGGAAATCAAAAAGTTTGGTTTTTAAATAATGATTTAGTTAGAATTCACCATAGCTCAAGATCTACTGGAATGGTTTCTTTTTATAACATTACAAAAGATAGACTTGAAACTTGTCTACGTACAGATTTCAGGCGGAACAGAGAACGAGCATATACCATAGCAGAAACAGCAATACTTGTCAATAGGCATCGTAAATATATGCCAAGGCTAATAAAAGCAGGAACTATACCAAAACCAACAGGATCAAAATTTGGAGGGGAAACAGGATGGCAAGTCAGAGCATACTATTCTGAATCACAAGTAAGAGAGATACGTGCAATACTAGCAAGTATTCATATTGGGCAACCAAGAAAAGATAAATTAATAACTAATAACATGACTCCAACAACACAAGAATTGACACGGCGCATGGGAGACGGTATACTTACATATACAAAGACAGAAGACGGTAGATTTATTCCTACATGGAGTGAAAGTATCTAAAGGTTTGGTTATGTGCTACAATTATTAAAACAAAGAAAATGGGTGGGACAATGGAAAATGATTCAACTAAAGTAAACGTAACATTAGGATATACACTTAATCTAGGAAATTTTCAATCACTAAGACTTGATCTTGGCGTTATTGACAATAAGCGTGATGGTGAAACCACAGAGCAGGCTTTTGATCGTGTTTATAAGTTTGTTGAAGACAAGCTTACAGAAAAGATTAAGGAAGCACAAGAAGAGGCATCTGAAGGATAATGGCTGAACGCAAAGACAGAATGGCTTTGCTCAGTCGCTATAACAAATTTTATACCCAAAGGTATGAGCGTAAGTCTAATATTAATTTAAATGTTGAACAGTGGGCAGCAGATGGTCTCATTGAATCCTATGGTATCTCTGAATGCTATGATTTATTAGAGTATTACTTTAAGATTGCACAAGATCCTACATGGAATTACTTTGCATATAATGCAGAAAAAATTCTTAATGGTAAACTAGAAGTACAACAAGATATTAAACAAAGAGCAGAACTAAGAAAAAAAGCAAAGGAGTGGCTGAGTGAATAATACAGAAGCAAAAGTAATCTCCGCAGTCCTAGCAGATAAACAACTTCACGTTTTGCTACAGGCAAATGTAGAAACATTGCTTCGCACACATAATGACGTGTGGAATTTTATTAGATTGTATGCAGAAAATAATGGCACTGTTCCACCAACATCTTTGGTAGTTGAAAAGTTTAGAGACTTTCAACCAGTCCAGGGTATAGGTGCAACAAAGCATCACCTTGAAGAATTACAATCAGAATATTTAAATGATAGCCTTAAAGATATTTTACGATCTGCAGCAGGAGAAGTACAAAATGGGCAAGGAGGCCAAGCCCTTGAAGAATTAATTACAAAAACATCACAGTTAAAAAAGAATACAGCAGCAATTAGAGATATTGATGCAACAGATATTGATTCTGCAATTGCATACTTTGAACAAGTTAAAGAGCAGCATCGTCTAGGTCATAGAGGAATCAAAACAGGTTTGCCAGGGTTTGATAATTATCTACCTTCTGGAATTATGCCAGGTCAACTAGGAGTCTTCTTAGCATACCCAGGCATAGGAAAGTCTTGGATGGCTCTCTACTTTGCTGTACAGGCCTGGAAGCAGGGTAAGACACCCCTTGTAATCTCACTTGAAATGAGTGAAACAGAAGTACGTAATCGTGCATTTACAATTATGGGTGAAGGTCTTTGGTCTCATCGCAAGTTGTCAAACGGTGAAGTAGAACTTGATATGATGAAAAAATGGCATGCAGATAAAATTGAAGGTCGTCCACCATTTCATATTATCTCAAATGACTCAGGTGGTGAAGTAACACCATCTATTATTCGTGGAAAACTAGATCAATACAAGCCTGATTTTGTTGTAGTAGATTATCTCCAGCTAATGAATCCAAATCAAAAAGCTGATAATGAAACGGTAAAGATGAAAAACCTTTCACGAGAACTTAAACTAATGGCTATTGGTGAAGAAGTACCTATTATTGCTATTTCATCTGCTACACCAGACGATGTAAAAGATCTATCTACAGTTCCAACACTTGCACAGACTGCATGGTCTAGGCAGATTGCATATGATGCTGACTGGGTTTTAGCAATGGGTCGTGCAACTAATAGCGACATTATTGAATGTGCTTTCAGAAAGAACCGTAATGGTTTTATGGGAGACTTTCTGGTTCAGTGTGACTTTGACAAAGGTTATTATCGTTATAAGGATTTTGAAGATGGCAAGTAACGATATATACACAGAGGATCAAATCCGCCGTGTTCTTAACGGGGCAGGAATTGATATTGAAGCAGAGTTTGGATCTGACTTTATTATATTCTGTCCTTATCACAATAACAACAGAACACCTGCAGGAGAAGTATCCAAAGAGTCTGGTTTGTTTTTTTGTTTTGGCTGTCAAGTGACTAAGAATTTAACAGAGTTAATTATGTTTATGTCAAACAGAACATACTTTGAAGCAGCAAGATATATTAAAAGCAAAGAACAAGAGTCAAACCTTTCATCAATAATTGATAAAGCTTTATACGCACCCGCTGATTTTGTTCAGTATGACGAAGTATTAATTAAAAGATTAAATAATCAAGCGCTTGAGTCACCAAGAGCAATGAGATATTTTGAAGGTCGCAGCATTACAAAAGATTCTGTGGTAAAATTTAATCTAGGATTTTCTGAAAAGCAAGATTCAGTAATTATTCCAATGGCAACACCTGATGGAATGTGTATTGGTTTTGTTGCTAGAACAGTTGAGGGTAAAGATTTTAAAAATACTCCTGGACTACCAAAAAGTAAAATTTTGTTTAACTTGCACAAGGTTAAAACATCAACAACAGTCTATGTAGTTGAATCATCATTTGATGCTATAAGACTAGATCAAGTAGGTTTCCCAGCAGTTGCAACGCTGGGTGCTAATGTGTCTGCTTCGCAGATTAAGTTATTAGCAAAGTACTTCAATAATGTTGTACTGGTTGCAGATAATGATGAGGCTGGCTCTATCATGAAAGATAAACTAGTTGAAAAACTAGGTCACCTTGTTACAGTAATACAGTTAGATAAAAAATATAAAGATATCGGCGATATGGATGATGATGCAATTAAAAAATTGGAATTCCAGTTTGACAATTCAATCATCTCTATGCTAAAATAAAACATAACAAAACACATAGGAGAAAAATAATATGGCTATTGTAAAGGGACTAAAAAATATCAACGCATTGGTAGACAAGCCCAAGTATGAAGGTACAGGAACAAAAGTTCGTTGGCTTAAGTTGGCTGACGGACAAGCAGTAAAAATTCGCTTCATTGAAGAACTTGATGAAGATTCAGCAAATTACAATGAGGCTCGTGGTCTCGCACTTGTTGTTTCAGAACACACAAATCCAAAAGACTATAAGCGTAAGGCTGTAGATACAATGGACACAGAAGGTCGTGACTGGGCAGAAGAGATGCACCGCAAGGACATGAAGGCAGGCTGGAGAGCACGTCTTCGTTTTTATTGCAACGTACTTGTAGATGACGGTATTGAAGCACCATATGTGGCTATTTGGTCAATGGGTGTTAGCAAGCAATCTGCATTTAACACTATTCGTGAATACGCACTGGAGACAGGCAGTATTTCAAATCTTACTTGGAAAGTAAAGCGCAATGGTCAGGGAACTGAAACATCGTACACACTTATTCCAGGTGGTCCAGATAAGGAACCATTTGATTGGGCAGCAACAGAGCCATTTCCACTAGAAAAGGCACTCAACAAAATTCCTTATGCTGAACAAGAAGCCTTTTATCTAGGCTTTGATACACCAGGTACTACATCCACAAACATGGACTGGTAATACACTAGGTGAATTATGTAGGCTTGCATGTCCATACACACTATTCCTTAATGGATGGTGTTGCTACTCCAGAAGAATATATTGACCGAGCAGTTGAACTTGGTATGCCAGCATTGGCTATCACAGATCACGGAACCTTATCTGGGCATCGGGAACTGTACCGAATTGCAAAAGCAAAGGGCATCAAGCCAATTCTTGGCATAGAAGGCTATTTGGCATTAGATAGACATGATAAAAGGGATAAGTCCGAAAGGGTAGGTCCACTTGATGTTAATTTTTTCCATATAGTCCTTCTTGCTAAGAATCAACAAGGATTAGAAAACCTTAATAAACTAAATGAAATTGCATGGACAGATGGTTTTTATAGAAAACCAAGAATTGATTTTGAAGTATTAGATCAATACGGAGATGGATTAATTGTATTGTCTGCATGTCAGGGTGGACTTATTGCAAAAGCTATTGAGAATGAAGAGTATGCATTTGCAAAAGAAAAGGTTCAATGGTTTAAGAATCGTTTTAAAGATGACTTTTATATTGAATTGATGCCTCATAATCCAAAGAATATTAATGATGAACTTGTAGCACTTGCCAAAGCATTTAATGTAAAAGTAGTAGTTACCCCCGATTGTCACCATGCAGATACAAGTCAAAAAGAAATTCAAGAAATGATGCTTCTGCTTAATACGCATGGCAAAGTATTAAAAGAATCAACATTTGACAAGTCAAAGAAAATTAACAACATGATGGAGCGTCTAGATTATTTATATGGCGAAGATCGTAAAATGTCATTTAGAACTTTTGACATTCACCTTTTGTCTTATGAAGAAATGAAATCTGCTATGGCAGAGCAAGGTCATACAGATGAAGAAATGTTTACAAGTTCTTTAGAGATTGCAGACAAAATTGAAGAATATGATATTAAGTCGGGACTTGATTTACTTCCAGTTCAATATAAAAAACCAATGCAGGAATTAAAAACTTTTGCTATTGAAGGTTTATCTCAACGTGGTCTAGAAAATAATAAAGAATATCTTGATCGTCTTGATGAAGAATTAAAAATTATTGGTGAAAAGAATTTTGGTCCTTACTTTCTAGTTGTCCGTAACATGCTTAACTGGGCAAAAAAAGAAGGCATTATGGTTGGCCCAGGTCGTGGTTCTGCAGCAGGATCTTTGCTTTGTTATGCTTTAGGTATTACAGACATTGATCCAATTAAGCACGGTCTTTTGTTCTTCCGCTTCATTAACCCTGACCGTAATGACTTTCCAGATATTGATTCAGATATTCAGGATAATCGCCGTGATGAAGTAAAAGATTATCTTGTTCGTCAATACCGACATGTTGCATCTATTGCTACATTCATGCAGTTTAAAGATAAAAATATTGTTAAAGATGTTTCTCGTGTTTTAAATATCCCACTCGCTGATGCAAATAAAGTAAATAAGCAAATTGATACTTGGGATGAATACTGCATGTCAAAAAGTGCACAATGGTTTAGAGATAAATATCCAGAAGTAGAGGTGTATGGTGAACAATTACGTGGAAGAATTAAGGGCACTGGTATTCACGCTGCAGGTGTTGTTACTAGTAAGGACCCTATATTTAGGTATGCCCCAATGGAAACACGTTCTGTTGCTGGCAGCGATGACCGCATTCCTGTTGTTGCTGTAGATATGGGAGAGGCTGAAAACATTGGCCTAATTAAGATTGACGCTTTAGGTCTTAAAACTTTAACGGTACTCAAAGATTGTATTGATATTATTAAAGAGCGTGAAGGAACAAAAATTGATCCATTAAAGATTGATATGGAAGATGCTAATGTATATACTATGCTTTCTGATGGATATACAAAAGGTGTGTTTCAGTGTGAAGCAGCACCATACACAAACCTTTTAGTTAAAATGCGTGTAAAGAATCTTGAAGAATTATCTGCATCAAACGCTTTGGTTCGCCCAGGTGCTATGAATACTATTGGCAAAGATTATATTGCTATCAAGCATGGTCGTCAAAACCCAGACTATAAGCATCAGATCTTAAAGTCATTTACAGAAGAAACATATGGATGTATTCTTTATCAGGAACAAGTTATGCAAGCATGTGTACAACTTGGTGGTATGTCAATGTCTGAAGCAGACAAAGTTAGAAAGATTATTGGTAAGAAAAAAGATGCTAAAGAATTTGATGTTTTTAAAGACCAGTTTGTTAAAGGTGCTTCGCAATACATTTCTCCAAATCAAGCACTAGATTTATGGCATGACTTTGAGGCCCACGCAGGGTATTCATTTAATAAGTCACACGCAGTAGCATACTCAACACTGTCATACTGGACAGCTTGGCTAAAATATCATTATCCACTTGAGTTTATGTATTCACTATTAAAGAATGAAAAGGATAAAGATGCAAGAACTGAATATCTTATTGAAGCAAAAAGAATGGGCATTAGTGTTAAGCTACCTCACATTAACGATTCGGATATGGATTTTAAGATTGAAGGTAAAGGCATTAGGTTTGGACTCAGTTCTATCAAGTTTATTTCTGATAAAATTGCAGAAAGATATATTGCAGCACGACCATTTAGTTCATACAAAGAACTTGAAGAGTTTACATTCACAAAAGGTAACGGAGTAAACTCTCGTGCATTACAAGCACTAAGAGTAATTGGTGCAGCAACGTTTGCTGACAGTGAACGCAATGATCAAGAAATCAAAGAAAATTTATACGAATACTTAAACCTACCTGAGTTTAATATGACGGTGCCTCAACATTACTATGCTTATATTCAGGAAGCAGAAGAATATGAAGAGACTGGATCTTTTGTTATGCTTGGTATGATCAAATCAATTAAACGTGGTAAGGGTTGGTCAAGAGTTGAGTTTCTTGATAAAACTGGAAGTGTAGGAATTTTTGATGATGAAAATACATTAATTGAAACTGGTAGAACATATTTAATTCTTGTCAGTGATAACAGAATTGTAAATGCTATACCAGCTGATAGCATTAAAGAATCAAAAGATGCATTAGTAAAGTTTTTAAATTATAAACAATTACCGTATAAAGGTGAAGAACAATTTGTAGTTTCATTCAAACCAAGAATGACCAAGGCTGGTAAAAAAATGGCTAATCTTGTTGTAGCAGATGCAGCAAGAGAACTTCATTCAATTCTTGTATTTCCAACAGTATTTTCTAAAGCATATATGACTATTGAAGAAGGAAATGTATATAAAGTTTCTTTGGGTAAGACTAAAGATGGAACCGTTATATTGGAGGATGTAGTAAATGTATGATAATTTATTTGATAATCTAGCAATTAATTTGCATGAGGTTGCAGTTGAAAAAGGTTTTTGGCCTGAAGAAGTTGATGATATTTTTATTGCTAAGCAATGCATGATGATTGTTTCTGAAGTAACAGAAGTTATGGAGGCAATTAGAAAAGATAAAGGTGAAGAAGAAATAACAAAAGAGTTTGCAGATATTATTATACGTACTCTAGATCTATATGCAGGAGCAGTAGAAGCAGGGTATACTAGATTATCACTTGATCAAGCATTGAGAGAAAAAGTAGACTTCAATAAAACTAGACCAGAAAAACACGGGGTACGATTTTAATGTCAGTAACAATGGAAGAAGTATTAGCACAATTAGATCCACGCATTCGCAAGCGTTTAGGAGACGCTACTGGTCAAAAAGTTGAATATGCAGCAACCCCTAGTTTTGGTTTAAACCGTGCTCTAAAGGGCGGTCTTCCTTATGGTAGACAAGTACTGGTTTGGGGCTCAAAGTCTTCTGCAAAGTCCTCTATGTGCCTTCAGATGATTGCTCTAGCGCAAGCAGAAGGAAAGGTTTGTGCATGGATTGATGCAGAAATGTCATACGATTCAGCATGGGCTGATAAACTTGGGGTAGACTCAACAAAATTAATCTACTCACAAGCAAGAACAATTAATGAAATGGTAGATGTAGGAACAAATCTAATGAATGCAGGAGTTGATATTATTGTTATAGATAGTATTACATCTTTGCTTCCTGCCATATATTTTGAAAAGGATACAGATGAACTTAAGCAACTTGAAAATACAAAACAAATTGGAGCGGAATCTAGAGACTTTAGCAATGCATGGAAAATGCTTAACTATGCTAATAATAAAGTTAAGCCTACTATGCTTGTGCTTATTAGCCAGTCTCGTAATAATATTAGTGCTATGTATACTAGTCAGCAGCCTTCTGGCGGTCAGGCTACTAAGTTTTATTCCTCAGTTGTTATTAAGTTATTTTCCTCTGAATCAGATAATCAAGCTATTAAGGGCAAGATTCAAGTAGGAGATAAACTTATTGAAGAAAAAATTGGTCGCAAAATTAAATGGGAATTACAATTCTCTAAGACATCTCCTGGATTTCAGTCTGGAGAGTATGACTTTTATTTTCGTGGTGATAATGTTGGTATTGATGGCATTGGAGATCTTGTTGATACCGCAGAACTTGCGGGACTTGTAGAGCGCACAGGAGCATGGTATAAACTTGAAGATGGAACAAAGGTACAAGGTCGTGAAGGTTTTATCAACCGTGTAAAAGAAGATCTTGATCTTCAGGAATCTCTTAGAAATAAGCTAATGAATGCCTGAAGAAAGATTTAAAATATTTAATGGTGATTTTAATTGCCAAATATGTAAAGAAGACGTAAAGTCTTTGCGTTTGTGGATTCAAACAGCAGAACTAACTTGGATGTGCAGTAAAAAACATATTTCAAAAGTTCCATTAATTATGACAAAGAAGGACTATGAGCGAAAGAAGTGAGTCAAAAAGAATTGGTGCCAAACAGCACAAGAATTCTGGACGTGGTACACATAAAGGTGATGC